AATCATACATGTTGGATGAGCCGGATGTGTATGATATTGTATTGATTGGATCTAAATATAATACTAATCCATTCGTTACTATTGTTGGTGTTCCGTATATCATGTTAAATTGTATCTTGCTTTAATTGCATTATAATTTTGTATTACTTCTTGTTGGGAGAGGGCACGGTTGTATATCATTGAATTAGCTATGTATAAATTACTAAATATTCCATTACTTCCAATTAATCCTGTATTAGCAATATTTACATTACCAGTATTAGTCCAATATTCTACAAATTGAGTTGAGGTATTATAACTATCTAATATTCCGTTAACATATAATGCTAGATTATGTTTAGTCCCGTCCCAATATTGTGTGTGTACTACATGGTACCATGTATTGATTTGGAAAGATGTGTTACTAGTCCATTGAGATGAAGTTAGTGGTGATCCTCCTTGTCTAATACCGTAAAATATTTTGGCTGTAGTAAAAGCACCTGAAATATTTGTGGGTGTTTTATAGGATATATTCATACCGTATGATGGGTTGTATGCGTTCCTTGTTAATAATGCTGTCCCATTATCTACGTCCCAATCGGTACTGCTTCTTGATATAGGTACGGGCCATGTTATGAATTTAAACAAAGTTGATACAGTATATGGTTGTGAACCACTTATATTTACAGCATCATATGCTGTAACAACACATGCACTACCTGTAGCTAATGCATAATTAGAATTAATCACATCACAAGACGACGTAAATACCATTGCCTTGGTTGTTGTATCTATATAGGGTACACTAGGAGAAGCAGCTACGTTTTTGTATAATATGCCGTTGTTTCCAATACCAGACATATTATTCCATGTTGTGGAACCAGAGGTATATGATCTAGGATTTAATGCATCAACATAAAATACTAATCCATTCGTTACTATACTGTTTCGTGTATTTACTGACATTATGTTAAATTAAAACGTGATTTTAGTGCGTTATAGTTTTGTAGTACTTCTTGTTGGGAGAGGGCGCGGTTGTATATTGATAGATTTGCTAAACTAAAAGTTCTACCTAGTGTATTATTACATATTCTTTGGAAATTTGCTGTGGAAGAATCAATCAGATAATTACTAAGCCCTGTTAATTGTATCGATGATGCTGCTACTCCATTTTTATAAATTATAGAAAATCTTGTATTGCTATCATAAGTATAAATTATTGAATACCACCGTCCATCAAAAGGAAGTTGAGTTTGAACACCCCCCTGTCTAACTCCATCTATAAACACTTCTCCTCTATAGAAACCACTATTGTAAGCATCATAAAAGTACCAGGCAGGTGGTCTTGAAATAAAAAAGGTATCCGATAATTGATTAAATACGGATGTTCTTTTTAAAATGATAGATAATGTAATACCTGTCCTTATATTAAAAGTAGAATTATAAGCAGGTGGTTGTACATAATCATTAATACCATCAAAAACTATACTACCACCCCCATCAGTACTAAAAGTTGGTCCATTTACTAATGAGCCACTATTATTATTCCCACTTAAATCACTCCAAGTAGTACCTGTACCTGGATATGATAATGGGTTTGCAGCATCTAAATACAGCACTAATCCATCTGTTACTATAGGTGATGTGTTTTTATATATTGCCATATATTTTTTCTATTTATGCGAAACTTGAACTTCTATATCTTGTACCATCATATACGTACAAAAATGAACCACTCCAAAAAGCACTTCCTGTTTGAGGAGAAGCAGATGATGTTAATGGTAGTACAAATGAACTTGTAGGAGACATATTTAATGAACCCGTCACGTTTAAACTACCTGTAATTAGTATGCTACTTCCTGTCTTTCTAAATACAATATTTGGATAATTATACATATTTACAGACCAATCTGAAGTAGCCTCTATTATTGGTAAACCAGATACATCATTAACCATGTAAATAGAACCTGATGTTACATCAGTTACTGTTAGTTGACTACCAACATTTACTGCTCCAAAATCTGCAATTATATTTGATCCTGAAGTTGCAGCGGCAGATGATTGAGTGAATGTTGCTGCTATTCTAAACGCAGTTTCTGTTTGTGAAGCTGCTGTTTGCCAGAATGTTGGTGTATAGTTTATTCCGTAATATTGACCCCCTACAACATTAGATGCTGATATTTGGTGGTTAATACTAAATGCTGATTGTGAAGCATCAATTGACATTGTGTTAGGTGACGTAATAGATATTTGCCCAACATTGGCTATAGTAAATATTGGAGATGCTCCATTATTTCTTACTACAAATGCATTACCCGTTGTTGTAGATGCCCCGTTTATACTTACATTACCATTTGTTAATGTATTACCTAAAACATAGAATCTAGCACCTGTTTGTATATTTGAGCCAACCGATACTTGTGAACCACTTATATAAAGTAAGTTAGTATTACCCGGTGTATCTACATTTATTGCTACATTTGAACTTGATATATATAGTGCTCCTGTATCAGGTGTGTTAGAATATATTTGTGTTCTATATGTGTTGTCTGTTGGGAAACTACCATATGTAGTAGGTATTAATAAAAGTCTACCTGCTACTGAATGTACACGAATGGTGTTACTACTTCCGGCTTGTATATCTATACTGTTATTTGTTGATTTAATTGTAAATGTATTACCAACTAACCCATTTATAGTTTTTGTTGGATCGCTAAATGACATGCTTCCTTCTAATATCATATTTCCACCCGATATATGAAGTGATGCTGATGGTGTAGATGTACCTATACCTATATATCCTGATCCTGATGCTATTATCAAATCATTATATGTGGTTCTTACATTATCCCCCATCAATATTATTCCACTACCTCCACGAGCAGATAATATACCTCCTGCTATTGCTCCATTAATTGTACCTGTATTTGTAAATATTTGAAATCCACGTGTACCAGCAATATTATTAAAATAAAATATATTAGAACCAATGTATTGAAATGCTCCTGTTTGACCTAAAGAATCTCCACCTGTACCTAAGGAAAAAGTACCTGTTGTATGTAAATTAGCATTCGGATTATTTACACCCACTCCTACTCTTCCGCTTCCACTCACAAATAAAGCAGTTCCTGCTGATGAAGATGCTATTAATAATGGTTGTGATGCTGAACCTGAGATAAATACAGAACCACTGGCTGATCCTGAGTCTATTACTTGGAGTCTATATCCATTATCTATAGTACTACTACCAATTAGTAAGTTACCATTTCCAAACCACTTTCCTACTTGAGTTACTGGGCTAGTTGAATTAAATATTCTAAGATCTGTTGTTAGAAAATATAAAAAACTAAAATATCCACTACCAGCTGTTATTGCTTGTTGTAAATACATATTTCTAAATCTAGTAAGAGTTGTTCCTATATCATAAGTATTATGCGCTGTTGGTACAATAGATTGAGCTGTTGTTGTTCCTACAATATGTAATGAAGATGTTGGGTTGTTTGTTCCAATACCTACATTTCCGCTTCCACTCACAAATAATATGCTTGAAGATGCTGGTGAGTCTATTCTTAATAAAGTATCTGTATTTGAACCAGTGATTGATAAAGTTGTAGTTCTTGTACTACCACTAACATCTAATCTAACTCCTGGGTTGTTTGTTCCAATACCAACATTTCCGGCATTTTGTATAGTGAATAGAGTTGTTGGGATAGAGTTAGCTACAGCAAATACATTTCCTGATTCTGCTGAAGATCCTTGTATATATAGTGTTTGTGTAGGTGTAGTATTTCCTGAGCCTATTCCTATATTTCCTCCCTTATCTATGAATATTCTAGTACTTCCACTAGTTTCAATAGCTAAACTATTATTATCATTATTTCCTAGCATAGCCGTTGCTACACCAAATGAGTTACCTCCTTGTACAAAAGCATTTGTACTTGAAGTTGATATAAATGAAGCAGTTTGGGATGTTATAGCACTTTGAGCCCAAGACGCTGTTATGGCATATGTTCCTACAGGGAGGAATGATGCTGTTTGGGATGTTATAGCACTACTTGCTGTTCCGAATAGTGAACCTGTTATACTACCATTTACTATTAATGAACCAAGGATTTGTACTTGTGAACCAGAAGCAACTACTAAATTACTTCTATTAATATCACTAGTACCATTACCAATTATAAATGCTGATTGGGCTGATAATGGTATGTTGAATTGTCCTTGAACATGTTGGTATGGACCAGATGCTATTGTATTAAAACCTTCAGCGTGTGAATAAGATCCTGAAGCTTGGGTACTTCGACCTTCAGCGTGTGAACCATCTCCTATTGCTATAGTTCCAAAACCTTCAGCGTGTGAATAAGATCCTGAAGCTTGGGTTCCAGTACCTTCAGCGTGTGAACCATCTCCTATTGCTTGAGTTTCAGCACCCTCAGCGTGTGAATATAATCCTAAAGTTATGGTTCCACTACCTTGTTGTAAACTATCAGTACTACTATTATATGTAAAATATGGAGAACTACTAAATACACTTGCACTATTAAATTGTATTTCTGTGTCTAAACCAGCCGGTTTTGCTGATAAAGCATAAGATGCTGTTCCAAGTAAATTTCCAGTAAATGAACCACTAAATGACCCTGTGTTACTTAGAAAAGTATCTACTCTTTGAGCAGTTAAAATAAGTGATGGTGTTCTTGGATGTGTTGGATTTGTTCCTGCAGCTATAGTTTGTAATGTTACTTTATTGGCAACTGTGGGATGCCATAGTAGTTGGATAAAGTCTCCACTATTTACACTAACGTAATAATTCCAACCTGAGATAGTTTGACCGTTTTGACCTGCTTTGGATGGAGGTACTGTACATATACCTGTACTATCTGATATGTCATTTAAAGAACTAGCATCATTCTTTCTTAGCCAAATGGCAACATCGACTCCTTCGTTGTCACTATTTGAAAATTGAGCGGAAAATTGTACGTTATATACACCTGTGTTTGAGAAATAAATTCTAGTTCTATCGGACCCACTTACGTACACTCCTTGTGATGTATCTGTTGTAGATAAAGACATTGAGTATATAGTAGTTGCACTTGTAGCTAGGTATGAACCAGTATCGTAGAAAGATCCATATGATCCTGTTGCTGTATTATAACTTGCTGCTGTAGCGTTAATTGTTACATTACCTACTCCGGAGGAAGGTACTACTACCACACCTCCACCTGCTGTGATTTGAGTTACTCCTCCGTTTAATGCGTAAGATGCAGTTAAAGCATTTCGAGCCCAACTTGCAGTTCCAAATAAGGAACCTGTTATATTATCAGCATTTATAGAACCAGTTACTGTAAGACCAGAACCAGATATAAGTAAACTACCCGTAATTACTGCTGATCCACTATATGGAAATCCAGCTCCAGTTCCTCCTCCTCCATTATTTGTATCGTAAAATCCTACAGGTACTTGGTCTAAAAATCTTACTCTTGCCATTTATTTTAAATTATGTTTGATATAAATATTTGGTTATATCGCCCTCGATGGGTTTTGATTTAATGTTGCTTTTCTTTCTGGTTCTCTCTGTTTAAGTTCAGTTGCAGTACCATCTGGATTTACTAATCCTTTGAGAATAGCATCATTAGATGTGGCTTCAACTGAGAATATGACTTTAGATTTATCACGGAATTTCTTAATAGCATTCATATCTTTTTGTAATACATTAGGTATAAGATATCCATTCAATTTGATATTAAATGTACTTTTAACAGTACGTTCATCGTTGTCTGCTAATTCATTTACTGTACTAAATGAATCAATTCTTGCTTGGAATTTATATCTTTGTGGATCCCCCCAATAAGCATCTGAAGCATAGTTTATGGCTTCAATTATAGTATTCAGTTGTTCTACATAATATGTGAATATAACACAAGTATACGTTATGTTAACATAATCAGGCATTATTGTAGCATAGTATGTTTTTTCAGGTGTTCTATTGTTTAATACATTAAAATTAGAGTATGCATCATATGGTGAGTATTTTTTAGTAAATACTCCAAAATTGTTAGGGTTGTTAGCATCTAATTTATTAGCTATAGATCTATCTCTATCAATACTATCACGTTTAAATACTATTAATGGATACATAGGAGCACCTTTATTATCTCTGTAATATCCATCTCTTTGCATTGATTTCCATTTTTCAGGAGAACCATATAATACAGGCACAGGTAATCTTTCACCGTTTTGTATTACAAACGGTCTAATAACATTTTCAAAATAATATAGTATGGCCTCATCAATATCTTGGATACCAACTTTAAATGGTTTAGTGGAATCTTCAGTAAAAGCAGTCTGTAATGCTCTGTTATTACTAGGAGATGTATATGAGTAATTTGGATTACCCATAGTACTATCCGTAGGTGTATGAAGTCCTACACTTATTTCTCTTTGGGTTTTAGGTATTGGTTTTCTTCCTTGCGTTGCCATAGTTTATATTTTATAGTCGATATTGTTGAATACCTAGACGATCACCTGGTACATAATGGGCTGTACATATAACACTAACATTGTATCCAAAATATCCTAATCCTGGATTTAGTGGGTTGTTTCCTTCTGAGTCAGTGTATGGGTAGTCTGGGTCTTTGCCCATGAAGAATTGAACTATATTTTCGTTATCTATTTCCCAGTATGCACCTTGCCACATTATTATATCACCGATTGCTGGTACAATATTAGCATCTACTAAATCATCTCTTAAAAATTTAAATGTTACTGGCCATTCAAATCCTACCATGTTGTCAGGTGTAGGAGCGGTTTGATCACCAACATCAATTAAACAATTAAAAATAACGGGTTGTTCATAATATCTACCGTTAGCTGCTTCACCATACATGTTTATAGTGGTGTTAGTAACATTGCATTTATAGAAGACACATTGTTGGGAAATAATATTTCCCATCAATTCTCTGTTCACATATCTGAACATACTCATGTCTCTCGCGGATCCAAATAAAGCGCACATATTTTAAATTGTTTGGTTTTTAAATTCCCATATATAATTATAGGCTGTTTTTGTTTTTTTACGGCAGCAATTATTTATATTTGATTGAAATAAGTTTAATGAAATAGCTGCTTCTTTTCCACTATTCCATTCTTTAATAAAATTACCTTCTAAGTCATATTGTAAAACAGGACGATTTTTTGCTTTACGTAAATTAAATAAAGCCTTTTCCGATTTAGGTTTAAGTTTACCTTTATTAGCTTTACTTATTTTTTGATTTCGTTCTTCAGAATATTTTTTTCCTAATTTTCCTAATTTTATTTTATATTTATGTTCTTCAGAAAGAATTTTTCCTTTATTTCTACTTATTCCTTTATTTGATTCACTTTTTTTTCTTTTAGTTTCATCACTATCAAAAGAACCAAATCCTCTACCTAATCTATTATTAAGATTAAAATTATTTAAAACGTCATATTGTTTACCCCAATATATTTCACGTTCATCTAATTGTTCTACATTACATTCTTCAATTATTTCAAATATATGATTTTCAGGACCATATTTTTTTAAAGATGAGTATAAACTTGGTTGATCTTTACAAGATAATTGTTTATATTTAAGCCATCTTCCTTCAATATTAGTTGATTGTCCAATATATATTCTTTTATTTGGGTTCGTTATTTTATAGATACCTATCATATGTTACTAACCAATATATATAGTCATTGGAGAATAATTAATTTCTTTAACACGTGCTTCTGATTCTGCTGCTCTTCTTTCAAGTAAGGCTTGGTTTGAAGTTTGATCAAAATAAGTACGTAATCTTTCAATTAAAGCATTTTTAGTTTCAGTAGCAGATGATAATAAATCAGCTTGATTTAAAGTAACAGCGTCTCCTGGAATAGGAACAGTACTGTATTTTCCTCTAACATATCCTAACATTTCTTTAGCTAGGGCTAATGTATATTCAAATATCCATTGACGCCCAATAGAATTTATATATGAATATGTTGGGTTAGTATATGGAGCATTAGATTCATTAGTTACTTTATTTCCACCCACTTCCTGTATTGAATCACTTATTCTTTCATCTAATATAACATACTGAAATGATACATATGAGTATATGTTACCATATCCAGGCATTGGAAATATTCTTAATTTATTATTAATTAATTCAAATGTATAAGATGGAGAAATTACAGTATTTTGCATCTCAATGGCTTGAGCTGTTTGCATTGTAAGGCTTGTAGGTACCATTAGATAACCAGTAGTACCATATCCTAAACCGTATGCTCCAGCAGCAGGTACACCACCTAAATTAGCATAAGCTATAGGATTGTATAGTTGATTTACAGCAGGTGGTGGGTAATAAAATATTCTTTTAATTTCAATTCCACCTGTTATATTTTGAGAAGCAGCCCATAATGATAAATCGTAATCTTGAACACCTGGTATAAGAGGTATAGAACCACTATACCAATTGACATTTCCTCCTACTCCGGCTTCTTCACCATATTGTTGTGATAAACGTACAATATTAGCGAAGTTAGGTGTGATAATAGCGTTGTTTAGATTTGTATCAGTATCTAGGCCTTCTATATTTAACATGTTGTCTCTGACCTTAAATGCGTAGAGTTCATTACCATATGTTGTTACAGCGTATTCAAAAGCAGTATAGAAATTTATATCTTGTAATTCAACTTCTTGGATTGGATATCCTAAACGTTGAGCACAAAATTTAGATACTTTATCAGCATCTACTTGAAATTGAGGGTCGTAATCATAAAACCCAAATGGAGTATCTCCAGGAGAAAATGATGATGAGCCAGGCCAAATTGGTATATTCATATGATTAAGTTGTTGCTATATAATATTCAATAATTGCTGATGAACTGGATGGTTCTATAGAAACACTTTGTATATCTCTAAATGTGAATCCACTATCACTTCCAGTTATTTTACTTGTAGATAAAAAGAATGAACTACCAGTTGATACTAGAAATGAAGAATATACATTAGAATTATCAACTACTATTAGTTTAACAGGAACTGTAGCTTTATTAGTTATTCTAGCATATTGTAAACTACTAGTTACAAATTGTCCTGCTCCTGGATTATTACTTAATGTGAATATAGATGTTTGGGAACCAGATGGGCAATTAAGTATGCGGGTGTCTATATAATTTATTCCATCTATAGTATTGGTAGTATATCCACCTAATTCATTTCCATTTAATGTTATACTTTCATATATTTTTGTAGTAAAAGTTGCCATTGTTTTTGTTATAAATATTGGGAAATAATTTATTTCCCATATTCATAATCAAGAATTTTACCAACTAAATCGGAGCGATGATTAGCAGTTAGTTTAACCCATTTAATTTCTTCTATTTTTTTAGATAATTCAATAGCGTAGTTAAGACCATTAATTTCTCCAGTAGGTGTTTTTATGTCAGTTTGCTCGTTATCTCCATTTATCACAATTTTTCCCGTTTTACCTAAACGAGTTAATATAGCTAACATTTCGGCTTTGGTGAGGTTTTGTGCTTCCTCAACAATTAATATATCATCTATAGTTTTTCCTCTAATAAATTGGACTGGAAGTGCTTTGATTTTTTCGTCTTGTAGTAGTTTGGTTATTTCATTCTTATCTGTACAGCATTTGTTTAGGTTTTCTAGTAAAGCTTCCATGTATGGATCGAATTTCTCATTTAAAGAACCAGGTAAGAAACCTAAACTTTTTCCTACTTCAATGGCTGCGCGTGTATTGTATATGCAATTAATTTGTTTTTTCTTATAGAAATCTAAAGCGGCTTGAGCACATACTAGAGATTTACCACTTCCTGCTCGACCTGTTACTATAACAATTTGATTTTCAACTATTAGTCTTTTTGCTTCTTTTTGTTCATCGTTAAGTTGCACAGCACCAATAGATTTTATTTCATTTTTTCTAACACGATTTGGTTCTTTCATAAATGTAACATTTAGTACTCTTATAAATATACCGAAGTAAGAAAGAGCCGCTATTGCGGCTCTAACTATATCGGTATGCTTATACTATATTAAAGGGTATTTAAACCATTTACATAGATCTTAGCATAGAATTCAGGACGTAACATCTTCTTCGCGTAACGAGTCATGATACCTTTTCTAGGAGTGAAGGTATTTGGATCGTATACTAGAGGAGTCATAATCAACGGAATATACGGAGCGAATACAGCACCTGCTTCTAAGAACTGTGTACCACGGTATCCTAATAGGATTGTGTTTTCAGTTAAGTATGGGTTTTTGTATACTTTGTAACGACCATTAAATTGACCTACTTTTTGTACACCAAATGCATATTGCATATCTTCAGTTTCACCGTTAGCGTTTGAAGCAAATCCAGGAATTGATTCAAGGATAGTTGATACTGTAGGACTAATTACCATGAAGTTAGCACCACCACGTAGAGTTAATTGGTGAATTCTGTTACTTAATTTTTGGATTTTAGTACCTAAAGTTTGGAACCATTGACCTTGCGTGTTGTAGAAACCAGCAGTAGTATTAGTAGCAGGAGCAGTGGCACCAGCTGTAATAGTAGTGTTATTAAGTACTGACCAGTAATCAGTAGTTGCAGCATCTTCAATTAACATATCTAGGATTTCTAAATCAATTTCCATTGAAATATATTCACTTAACATGTTAGTTAATTCAGCTTCAGCATCGATATTCTGATAAGCATTCAAATCTTGAGCAAATTCAGGTGTCCATACAGCTTTTAACTTTTTAGTTTTAGCAGT